GCTAGTTTTGTCCCCTGCACTAGCCAAACAGGTCAACAGGGAAAGGAGAACCGAAGGACTCAAACCCTTGGACAACTAGAAAAGACTACTGAGTAGACTCAGTAGACTCTTCTATTAAAGCTTTATCATCTAATAAAACTTCTAAGTCTTGTTGAAGCCTTTGCTTTGAAGCCCCTAATATAAGAGTCTCTTGAGCTGAGATATTATATCTTTTATTAGCGGTATCTAAGGTTACATATAGTAGTGAAGCTTTCTCATTTTGAAGCTTATTTATATCGTAACGCTTACCAGTAGAAGCTAAGAATGATGCAACCATAGTATCGGTCATTATACTGCTCCTAGTTCATTGATATCGCTATCGGACGGCTCACCTAAAGCATCTAGCTCTTCACCATCTGAAGCTGTTTCACGCTCTACGAGTTCAAGTATTTGAAGACCTTGAAGATCTAAACCTTGGTACATCGTACCATTATAGTTAGAAGTCCATTCTGCATATTGGATTCTAACCTTAGATCCGTTGCCTACTTCTACATCCACATCATTACCAGAACGATCTTTCAGTTTAGGAATCTTATTAGGTTGCCCAGTTTTCTTATTGAATTGATTACGCTTGAATATAAGAGTAGGGCCATTCTCTTTCTCTTTAACATCAAATCCTCTAGATCTGAAGTCTTGAGAAGTCTCTTCATCAACTACTAAATCACAACAGAATTTAGGTTCATATCGAGTATTAGGATGGATAACTGAAGCCCAATAAGCTATACCTGTTACAGTAGCCATAATGTTTCTCCTTATTAAGTTAGGGTGTAAAATTTACATGAATGAATATTGAGTGTCAAGTTCTTATCTTAAGCCATAAATTTTCCTCCAGTTTCGGGGTTTGCGATCTAATCTATTAACAACAACATTGACACTTCTTTCATATGTTGAGTACAATTCTTGTTTAAGATTACTAATCGTCATAGTCTTAGTAGGATAGTTACCATGTACGGGTTTAATCTTTCCTTTTTTACTACCTACTGTAATAGAACAATATCTCCAACCATCTACGTACATAAAAGCATTAAACCTATCTGATCTCTTAGGTGTTAGAAAGAAGTCTCGTTTAGATACTATGTCCTCAAATGTATTGGTTATCACTTCATTTTCCATTAAGTGCGCCTCCTTTATTTACTTCATCTAATACATCTGGAGAAATAATTGCCTTATGTAGTCTATTAACTTCAATTCCATTTAATGCCAAGAATGTTTCTAAGTTGTATTTACCACTAAGTTGAAGATGTTTATCTGCTGATACCAATATATCAATCGAATCATTAGGAGATTGAATGGTAATATTTAAGTATATATCCTCTCCCGACTCATCGGGCATAGTTCTAAAGTCTATGTGAGTTACATCGTGCATTCGTAAATTAATAATCTGCATTGTGTTCTCCTTTTCTGTTAAGTCTTTCTAAGTTTTAAATCCCTTTCACTACGTTAAAGGGTTTAAAACTTGAAAGACTAAGCTCTCATTTTTCCTGCTTTCAGTAGTAATTTCTTTTGAGTAGCAGTTACAGTAACTGCAGTATCTCTGCAGCATAAGCTCTTATAACCTGCTAGATTATCTGACCAAATATCAGCATGACTGTACTGACCTATGATTTCATTTGAGTCCCAATAGTCATCGTGATATTTAGTTATTCCACAGAGCTTTCTGCAGTTTAAACATAGGTGATCTTTATTCATTAGAAGACTCTACTTTAGCTTGAGTTTTACGCCATGTAATAAAATCATTCCTTGCTTGAACTGTCTTAAGACCACTTGCAAAGATTTCTCTAACTGCCCAACTCCTAGATACAACTTGATGTGGATAAAGATCTTTTAGATGCTCTTGATATATTTCTATCTCTTTTGCTTGAGACTCAGTTAAGTCCATGAATGCTCTTTTTACTGTCATGATAGTTTTCCTTTAAGTTAAGTTGAGATTGTATCTACTTTTATACATACCAATTCAAAGTCTTGACCATAGAAATCTTTAAGCATCAAGAATTCTCTTGTTTCTAGACAACTTTCCATATCAGGAAAACTAGCAAACAAGAATATATTGAAACTAAATATGTATAAGTTGACCATATATCTATGTCCCTATGCCGCTAGAGCAATAGGGAACTCAGACTTAATTACTTTCTTAGCGTCTTCTCTTCTATCAGATTGAATCTTAGATATATTAAATTCAAAGTCTTTCCTAGAAGCTGGAGCGTGAGTAACCCAATCTGTAATTGTGTTATATAAAGCCCACATATTCTGACCCAACCTACCTCTGTAGTCTTTATTCCACTTGTTTAATAAGTAACCAAAGGCAGAGCCATACTTTACTTCTTCATCAAATAAAGCTCCCATACCTTTAGAGCTTAAAGCACTCATCATACTTTTATGATCAGCTACTTTAGCTAAGATCTTCATAGCATCTATGTTAGATACTTTTAAGTCATACCATGTATGCCACATCTCTAATTCTTTTTGGCATATCTCAGTAGCATTTAGAATTAACCTAGCCCCTTCATCTATTTTCAATTGCTTATTGTGTTTGTTCCTATAAAGCATAGCGGCATTGTTTATAAACAGTTGACCATTGGTACAGAACTTTTGTTCTGCTCCTACTGTCATAGTAAAAGGTGCTGTACTATCAAGTGAAGCGGCAGTAAGAAAAGATAGATTTGCAGTATCTCCATCGGGAGTTGTTATAACTTCATTAGGTAATGAGTGAGTTAGAAATAATCTTCTACCATTACCACTAATGGCTATATCTTCTTTAATATCTCTAGTATCTAAGTTGCAATAATCTAAGATGTTTCTCTGATTATCTATCATTCTTTTATAAGAAAGCTCTTCAATGTTGGCATAGTTCTTGCCATGAACACCAAGCTCTGCCCCGGTATCAGTTCTATAGATAGTATGTTTGCTAGAGGTACGTACTTTTCCCTCATGATCTACATAGGTTAGATCAGACTTAGCTATATCAAAGTCTGCAGCACCATAATCTAGACGGTTGCTTCTAGGTATATCTATAGTTTTAGTTCCACTTGGAAAATCTATAATAATCTTACTCATTTTGTATCTCCTTTTGTTGTCGGTTCTCTCTTAAGTCTTTCTAAGTTTTAAATCCCTTTCACTACGTTAAAGGGTTTAAAACTTGAAAGGCTAATTGGTTGGGGTGGGCGGTGTCCTAGTCATATATAAGGTGATTAAATATACACTAGGACTTAAATCAGCTACCGCCCCATAGCTGTAGTTACTTTTCAATCTCAATATGTTTATAAGAGTTATCATTAATATTGTAAAGCTCTAATTCTTTATGGCTATTCCATTCTTCAGTATTATTAACTTCATAGTATTGATACGTATTAGTTTCATAGTCATATAATTCTACTTCATTATCTAGTATACCTTTATTTACTTCATATACTTTACCAGTATTTATATCCATAGCTTCATCATTAGCACTAGCTACTGATACTAAAGGTAATAATAGTAATAATATTTTAATCATTCTGTATCTCCTTTTGATTTCTTTTGTAGCTTTTCTGCTTTCTTTAACTGAGTATCACACATATTCTCTATAATACTATTCAGATCTTGAAATAATATGATCTCAGATCTAGTAAAATGATCCGATCTATCTTCTATAAATCTCAGAACTCTATTCTGGATCTCTCTCATACCTAAAGCTTTAGACATTTGTATCATTACTTCATTCAAAATGGTTTCTCCTCATTTGCTAATTGATCTTCATAAGCTAGGTCAGCTTTCTCTTC